CCGGGCTATACTCCTAAAGGTAGCGTTAATGGTTTTATTATTCGCGCTATAGATGAAAAGATGGAGCGGGACAAGACGAATGAACAACAGAACTCAGGAGGATGGTGAGTAAATGCGGTTCAATTATCATCAAATGCCAAAAAATATCTTGATTCACAAGACAAACCCACGATAAAACGACTATATGAAGCGTTGCGCTCACTAACTAAGGATCCGCCCGAAGGTGATATAAAGCCTTTAACTGGCAGTGATAACCTATACAGATTAAGAACTGGTGATTTTCGAATTATCTTTGAGATCAATGGAAATAATGTTATAATAGACAAAATAGCTCCAAGAGGGCAAGCCTATAAATGAGGAGGTATGGTTCAAATGTCTGCCTTGAAAGAAGAATTGATAAGCTATATAAATGATATCCCTGATAATAAGCTGCAGGCGATAAAGCCGTTATTGTATTTGTTGTCAAGCGATTCCATGACTATAGAAAAAGTGTCATTTGATGACTTAACTGAAGATGAAAAAGAGGCTGTCATACAAGGACGAAAAGAATATGAAAATGGTGAATGCACTGACTTCGAGGATTATTTGAAAGAGCGTAATATCAGCTAACCTATAACCACCCAAGGAGCGGATACCCCCGCTTCTTTTTTGTTATAGGTGACCACCGTCGTAAATCCGGCCCCACAATTTTGAGGGATCCGAAATTTTAACCCCTTCAGTTCTCCCAAATTTTAGGGGACAGCTCCGCGGTTTTTTTGTCACAGCTTGGACTTTTGGTTGCACATGCGACAGAAAGCAGCTCCACGATTGGAGGAGCAAGTGACGTTCCCTCTTAGCCAAAACAAAAACCTGCCCTCCGTATCAAAGAAGCGGGATATCATCTGTGCCGTTTTTAGCGTGGTGAGGCATATTTATATATAAGCGTGATATTTTCCTCAACAAACTAGGCAACAAAAAAATAACAGGATTATCTTCCTGTTATTTTTATGGACGTAACCATTGACCATGGAGCTGAACCGCACAGGTCAACAGTTACAACGGATTCCTTGCCGCCAGGCCTCCAATCCTTGCTAATTCTTAGGTGCAGATGTATCTCGTTTTCAAAAACGACAATCTTGGACACGAAGGTATTGATAAGAATTTTTTTATTCCTGAAACTCTTGTTGGTTATGCCTTTGCCTTGCCTAAAAAAAGCTTCTATATCCTCAAGCGTATAATCGTATTTAGCTTTGAATTTTTCTTCATCAAGCAATCTGAGTGTTTCGGCTTTTTGTTTTTCAAATAAATCCATTTTTGCTTTCATGCTGGGATGATACATACCGGCAGCAATAGCATCGGTGATATTCTCTATCTTAACTTCGATCTGTTTTAATTCATTGTTTAAAACAGCGGTGTTATCTTTTTTGACTTTTTCAGATTCGATATACTGCGCGTACATCTTCTGAGAAGCCTCAGTTATAAACTCATCAGAAAAAAAGCTTTCCTCAAGATATCGCAATATAGCGTTTTCAAGATAATCTCTATTTTCCTCTTTTTTTGTACACGATTTTTGAGTTTTCCTTTTGGAGCACTGATAAGAGACATACAATAAATCGTTCCTGCTAAAGTGCCGTCTAGCCCCGTTCATTCGACTGTCACATAGACCGCAATACAAGAGACCAGACAGAAGATACTGTTCCCTAGAATTTGAAGAGCGCATATTTTTTTTATTGATCGCCATTTGTTTCTGTACTTTATCGAACACATCTTTATCGACAATAATGGGGAGGCCATTTTCTATTGTTATTATTTCATCCTCGGGATTTCTAACATCGCAAGTCACGCCATCTTTTTTAATTCTCTTATTCATATTATATCTATATGTGCCTATGTACTTTTCATTTTTCAGAATTGCATTTAGCGCTGACTGACTGAATGGCTTTCCATATTTAGTAGTATATCCGCCTTGATTTAGCCAATTTAAAATTTCTCTATAACTTTTGCCTGTAGCGTAATTTTCAAATATCCTTGAAACAGCTATAGCTTCACGCTCGTTTATTATATAATATAATTCGCTATCTACATTGTAACCAAAAGGTGGCTTCCCGCCAGTATGCTTACATTTTAAAGCGTTTTCTTTCAATCCTTTCATAACTTCCCTCGCAAGATTCATGCTGTAGTATTCTGCCATGCCTTCAAGCATTGACTCAAGAATAACGCTCTCGGGGCTATCATCCAACTTCTCTTTGATGCTTATTATTTGGATGCCCAAAACGCGGAGTTTCTTTTTATATATTGCGCTATCATATCGATTACGGGAAAATCTATCAAATTTATGGATCAATATAGTGTCAAACAACTTAGATTCAGCGTCAACTATCATCTTTTGGAATTGCGGTCTATCATCTGTTTTTGCAGACTTAGCTTCATCTGTATAGACTTTTACAATGCCGATATTGTTTTTAAGCGCATAGTCGGTTATTTCTCTGATCTGGGCATCTATACTCTCGCTTCTCTGATTGTCTGAGCTAAATCTTGCGTAGATGGCTGCCCGCATATAATCACCCCTATTTTATATCGTATTTATGATGGATATAGTCAAGAAAGCCCTCAATTTCTTTTATCGCTTCCGGCGGATATTTCTGTATTATTTCGTCGTTATCTTTGCTTAGATGGAAGACATTTGATGTTCCTGTTTCTTTTTTCTTAAGTTCGTCCCAGCCCATGAGATAAGCAGGCGTTACTAACAGGGCGTCGGATAGCTTCACGATCATATCGTAAGGTATTCCCTTTATTTTCCCGCTTTCGTATCGCTGAATTGTTTGCCGGCTAACGCCAACCATTTTGCCGAGTTCGTCTAAAGTGTATTCGAGTTCCGCCCTTCTCCTTTTTATGTTTTCATAAATATCCATTATTGCGCCCTCCTCTCAATGTAGTATCTTACATAATTATACCATATGTTCCGCAATGTGCAACATTTATTTATAAAAAGTTGAAAATTTCTCTTGACATGTAACAAGACTCAGTTTATAATGTTACGTATCACGTGACATGATTTATACGAAAGGGGTGAGCGAATGGTTAATACTAAATTGATCCGGTCGAAAATGATACTTAAGGACATATCGATGGAAGACATGGCGAAAGAAATAAAAGTGTCTACAAAGACGCGATATACGAGATTCAAAAACGGACGATTTAATTCGAACGAAATAGAGATCATCACAAGGCTGCTCGACATTGAAGATCCTATTGAAATTTTTTTTCCTGATCTTGTCACATATTGCGTGACAAAGTCGTCTACTCAGAAAGGAGCCTAGCTGTGGAAATAAAAATCATCGAAGTAAACGAAGAACCAGATTTGTCGCAGTACATAAGTTTAATGTTGGAGGAATTTTTAAAGCAGGCTAAGGAGTCAGCAGCTGACGAAATATGCAGCGGTTAAGGGAACCCTGCAAAACAGACTGTTGTTAGAGGTATCGGCCTAACCGGTCACCAAGAAAGGAAGGTGATAAACTTGACCGCCTTAATCGCAACAATCTGGACAGCAGCGGGGATCATCATAATAATCGGTTTCCTTCTCACCCGCAAGGGAGCTGATAGGCCCGAGCCGGATTATATAATCCCAGCGCAGGTTAGAGATTTAGATGTTATTGATCCCTTGCCCCGAGGGTCGAAGATCATGAACTATCAGCGAATTATGAAGGAGAATGAAATTATGGACTACAAATCAGTTTTAGAGGAACAAATACGAGAATTACAGAAACTACAAGACAGCGCACGCGACATAGGCAATAAGGTCCAAATAGCGGAGCAAATCCGCCAAATCGTTTCAGACCTGCAAAGATATGGACGATATCAGCGAACGATAACGGCTGTTGATGTGATGCAAGGAGGAACCCATGGACAAGGAAAAAGCTGAACTCATGGAAAAAATAGGCGCTAGAAAATTCAAGCGTCCAATGGCATACCACATTGGTAATTATCTATTATCCGAAGAATTTATAGAAAAAACGCCTATCGAAAAATTGGAAATCTTGCTAATGCTGGTCGTCAAGGAACCAGACGACACGTGAAAGGTTTTTGAATAAAAGGCACTATGGCCGGTTAAGAAAGGAAAAATCATGAAACTCGAAGGAACCCCCAAAGAAATAGCCGACTTTATATTAGCGGTACAAGGTCGGCGAGAGGGAACGTATAATTTCAAACTCACTGAATACACAACGAACGACATCCGTCAGATATTCGGCCTTGCTCCGCTTGAGGATGAATGAAAGGAGGTCATAACATGCAAAACCAGGAAAAAGCAAAAATCATCCTTGAACACTTAGACAAATACATCCAAATCGATTGGAACCAGTCAAGTCTATACATCAAGGGCATCATGGAGGGATTAAAAGAAATCGAAAGGAGCAATAAAACTTGAAGATACCAGAAAGCATTTTAAACATATTGGCTGATTGCCGCGTTGACGGAACCACCTTATTTTTGCCGGAAGGCCAACTCGACCGTAAAACCTATGAGGCGGTTAACAAATGTCTAACTGCCATCGGCGGCAAATGGAACCGCAAAGCAAAGGGCCATGTGTTTGACTATGAACCGGCTGAAGCTCTTGAAAATCTCATTTTCACCGGCGAAACCGAAGACATGAAAAAGACATTTCAATTCTTCCCCACTCCGCGCCCGGTTGCGGAAATGGTGTGTGATATGGCCGAAATCGACAGCACATGCACAGTCTTAGAGCCGTCCTGTGGAAAGGGCGATTTGGCAGATGTCATACACGAGAGAGGCCCTAAAAGCCTTATTGGAATAGATATCAACCGGGAAATGGGTAGATATTTGAAAGATAAGCCTTATGCGACTTTGGTGGGCGACGATTTCTTGAAATACATACCGGGCCAGGTTAGGCCGTTTGATCGTATCATCATGAATCCGCCGTTTTCAAAGCAGCAAGACATAGATCATATACTGCATGCCTACAATCTGCTTAACAGTGGCGGCGTGTTGGTATCCGTTATGAGCCCGTCGCCCTTCTTCCGGACGAACAAGAAGTCAGTTGCGTTTCGTGAATGGCTTGATAGCTGCAACGGCGAAATTGTTGACGTGCCGGAAGGAAGTTTTAAGGAGAGCGGGACAATGATTGCGACGAAAATTATAAAGGTAGTTAAGGAGGTGTAACAATGCGCAAACAACTACGTAAAATCGCCCACTACCGGATGCAGAAGGCCGGGCACGTGAGGGTGAATAAGAAATGCGACGGGGATAGGACCTACATTGATGGGAGCTACTTCTCCCGGAACTGGAGGGAGTTTTGTTGACCTACGTTTCCACCGACTGGCCCACAGTCATAGCAATAGCCCTAACCCTGGGCTGGATAACAACGAAAATAAGGAGGCGAATTACAAATGCTCTACATAATCGTGCTATTAAGCGTGGCATGGATCGTGTTTCTGACGGTGATGTGTATCAAACTGGCGATCGAGCGCAAGAATGATAAGCGTTGGATCGCGAAAAAGACAGCGGAAGCGAAACGGATTAGAAAGGAGAATGAATCAAATGGGTGAGAATCTGATACCGAAGCTGGCCAAATGGTTAGGGCTAGTTGAGGGGGATGAATTTGAGATTGAGGGCTATACTTACAATCCCTACAAATACATAGATGGCAGGTTCGTTGATCGCGAAGGCGACAGGATGTATGGTGGTCTGTTTATAAATATATTATATGGCGAAGCCGAGGTCAAAAAGCTGCCATGGAGGCCGAAGCGTAGAGACTTATGTTACCGTGTTGGCATAGACGGCGACGTACTCGCATTCCATTATGGCAACGATAGCATATCTATCGCCATGCTCGCTTTTGGCAATTGCTTTCGAACTCGGGAGGAGGCCACGAACCATGTATCAGAGATACTTGCCAAAATGGCCGAATGGCAATAAAAACAGCCTCTTAAGACGGCGGCAACCGTCGGGGGCTAAGGAAAGTCTCTATAACAAGATTATAAACGATATCGCGAGAAAGTCAAATATTCGAGGTGAAAGACATGATCAAAATAAATCAATTAGAAATTGAGAATGTAAAACGAATCAAGGCGGTAAAAGTCGAACCGTCATCAAGCGGCCTAACTATTATAGGCGGCAAAAATAACCAAGGCAAAACATCCGTACTAGATAGTATTGCTTGGGCCTTGGGCGGTAACCAGTACAGGCCGTCAGCTGCACAGCGCGAGGAGTCTGTTATTCCTCCGCATCTGCATATCGTCCTATCTAATGGCCTAGTTGTAGAACGCAAGGGTAAAAACAGCGACTTAAAGGTGACTGATCCCAACGGCAACAAGGGCGGGCAGCAGCTTTTAAATGAGTTTGTGGAGCAGCTCGCGCTTGACCTGCCAAAATTCATGAGCATGAACAGTCGGGAAAAAGCGGAAGTATTGCTGCAAATCATTGGCGTTAAGGAACAACTCAACCTATTAGAGCGACAGGAAACAGAGATTTACAACCGGCGTCATGCAGTTGGACAGATCGCAGACCAAAAGGCGAAATTTGCCAAGGAAATGACCACCTATCTTGATGCCCCAAAAGACTTAATTTCCCCTTCGGAGCTAATCTGCCAGCAGCAGGAAATCCTTGCCCGTAATGGCGAAAATGAACGCAAGCGGCAAAATCTCGCACGCTTACAGCAGCAGGAGGCAGAGGCGTCTGATCTGGTCATTAGACTGGAAACGCAGCTGCTTGAAGCTAAAGAAAGATTGAACGGCATCAAAGCAGATGTAGCGACCGCTCAAAAATCCGCTGAAAACCTACAGGATGAATCAACGGCTGAGCTGGAGGAGAATATCCGTAACATTGAAGAAATAAACCGCAAAGTCAGGGCCAACCTTGATAAAAACAAGGCGGAGGACGACGCCAACGAATACCGCCAGCAATACGACACATTAACCAGCCAGCTAAACTCTGTCCGCACAAACAAGGCTGATTTACTCACAAATGCAAACTTGCCATTACCTGAGTTGTCGGTACAGGACGGAGAGCTTACATACAAGGGCCATAAATGGGACAGTATGAGCGGCTCTGACCAGCTAAAGGTATCAACGGCAATCGTGCGAAAACTAAACCCCAAGTGCGGTTTTGTCCTGCTGGATAAGCTTGAGCAAATGGATATGAATACGTTAGGAGAGTTTGGCGCATGGCTTGAAACGGAAGGCTTGCAGGCAATAGCAACAAGAGTATCCACTGGCGGGGAATGCAGCATTATTGTTGAGGATGGGTATTCGGTCAATACAACCCAATATCAGGCGGATATGCTGCAGATGGAACAGGAGGCAATGCGCCAAGATGAAAATGAATCCCTGAACAAAACATGGAAGGCAGGCGAGTTTTAAATGCAAATTACCAGAGGCAAGATAGCAACAGCACAAAAAATCGTAGTGTTCGGCCCGGAAGGTGTAGGCAAAACAACCTTCGCGGCACAATTTCCAGAGCCCGTATTTATTGACACAGAGGGCAGCACTAATAACCTGGATGTAGCCAGGCTACAAAAACCGTCAAGTTGGTCAATGTTGCTTGAGCAAATAGGTTTTGTGAAAAAAAACAAACCATGTAAGACGTTGGTCATTGACACTATAGACTGGGCCGAACGCTTATGCATTGAATTTGTTTGCGAACGAAGTAAAAAGGAAAGCATCACAAAATTTGGATATGGTGAAGGTTTTATTCAGCTGGAGGAGGAATTCGGGAAATTTCTTAATAGGCTTTCAGATTTGATCGAGGTCGGTATCAATGTAGTCTTAACAGCCCATGCGAAGATTGCAAAATTCGAGCAGCCGGACGAATTCGGCGCTTATGACCGCTGGGAGCTAAAGCTTGGCAACAAGACCACCGCAAAGACCTCCTCTTTGGTCAAAGAATGGGCTGACATGCTTTTATTCGCAAACTATAAGACTGTTTCCGTGGCTACCGATGACAAGGGTACAAAGTTTAAAGGCCAAGGTAAAAAACGCGTCATGTATACGTCTCACCACCCGGCCTGGGACGCAAAAAACCGGCATGGATTACCTGAGGAATTACCATTTGATTATATGCAAATAGCACATTGTATACCAGGTAGTAATGCTGTTGTCTCTTCGCAGGTATCAGAGCAAAAAATACCTGTTAATACAAGTGATGTTGTTTCGGCTACGGAGGAATTAGTGCCTCAGCATAAAGATTTCTCCGCTTCTGTTACTCCTACTACTCCCGGGGACGGCAATCCATTCCTCCAACCGGAAGGCTCAGGGCCGGGAGCACCGAAACAGGAGCAGCCAACATATGAGCAAGCGGGAATAAAAACAACAGCGCAGCTGGAAGCACAACCTGCCGACAGTTATGTCCTGTCGCCGGGCATACCAAAAGCGCTGGCTGACCTCATGAAAATACATCGGGTTAGCCCGGGAGAGCTGCAAATGGTGGTCGCCAAAAAGGGCTATTATCCAATTCAGACACCTATCGAAAAGTACGATCCTGATTTTATTAGCGGCGTCCTGGTGGGCGCATGGCCCCAAGTCCAAAGCATTATTATGGAGAGCCGGGGCAAAGATACATCATTTTAAAACAAAAAGGAGAGTTGAATTATGAGTGACGTAGCAGAAAGAGCATTAGGTTGGGATGATGAAATCGAAAGAGATAGCAGCGATTTTATATTGCTACCAGAAAGTGACTATGATTTTGAAGTGGCTGAGTTTGAGCGGGCCAGACACAACGGCAGCGCTAATTTACCTGCGTGCAATAAGGCTATAGTGACATTGGTAATTGATACGCCGGAAGGTACCTGCCGTATTAAACACAATATTTTTCTGCACACAAAAACCGAGGGTTTAATTTCTGCTTTTTTCTCAGCTATCGGTCAAAAGAAAAAAGGCGAAAAGCTGCAAATGAATTGGCGCGCTGTCGTTGGGGCTACCGGACGCTGCAAGCTAGGAGTGCGAACATGGCAAAATCAAGAAGGTGAAGACCGTCAATCTAACGAAGTGAAAAAATTCTACCCAAAAGAAGATAGAGCGCCCAGTTCTCCATCAACTACGTTTACAGCAGGTAAATTTTAATGGATTTACGGCCATACCAGCAAGAAGCAAAGGAAGCTATCAAAAGAGAATGGGCGACTGGCAACAAGCGGACCTTGCTGGTTCTGCCGACCGGTACGGGTAAGACTATTGTTTTTTCGAAATTGATTGAAGATTGTGTAGCGGACGGGGAGCGAGTCCTCGTCCTTGCCCACAGAGGCGAACTATTAGACCAAGCTGCGGATAAGCTCTCCCAGTCCACGGGGTTAAAATGTGCTGTAGAAAAAGCAGAAGAAACCTGTCT